TAGTCCGTTAAAGTAGGTCTTATTGAGTTTAGCCACCCGTCTTCTAAGTTAGGTATAAAGGAAGCCTCGTCTACTATTACCAGGTTGAACTTTCTACCTCTCAGGTTATCCAAGCGTTCCCCTGTAAAGAACTCCACCTTGCCACCATTAGGGAAGCTAATATTTAAGTCCGATTTGTTATTAGGGAAAGGAAGGCTATTGCATAACTTCTCAAAGAATACCTTAGCTAGTTTATATGTCGGTGTTATATAAGCAACCTGACCGCCTTTGATTGCGGTTGTAATACATTTGATTTGGCTTAACTCCGATTTGCCGAACCTTCTACCGCACATAACAACAATGTACCTGGCTTCGCAGTCAAGTATCTTCTTTTGGTTTATATGCCCGTTAGGTAGTTCTATCCGCATTAAAGAATTGTCTTGCCGTCTACAAATACTATCTCTATTCTATTATCTGTTTGAATGTCCATTTGTTCCTTTGGCTTACCATAAACACGAGTAAGCAAAGTTTCTAAACTATAAAGGCTGCCTTTCTCTAAGCTCTTACGCATAGCTGCTGCTATTGTCTTTTCAAGTATCGTTGCCTTCGGGTTATCCCATACTGTTTTAAGTTCCTCTAAGTCCATTGACATCATAGCTTGTATAGTATCGTTTATCTCAGCAAGTTTATAGCCCTGCTCTTTAAGTAGGCTTACATACTTCCTTGGTCTGCCGTTTGGGTTTCCGGACTGTCCTGGTTTGAAAGGTATTAAGTGTTCTTTGCTCATTCTGTTACGCTTCTGTTTTAACATAAGGTTGACCATTCCTTTTAACTTCTAATGTCGGGTCAAGGTTAATCATTCGGTCTACTATAACCTGGCAGTATTTTGGGTCAAGTTCTGTACCATAACATCTTCTTTTGAGTTGATGTGCTGCTACCATTGTTGAACCTGAACCTAAAAAGCCGTCTGCTACCAATTCTCCTATTTTAGATGAATTCTCAATCAATGGTGCTAATAGTTTAATTGGCTTCATTGTAGGATGAACATCATTTTTAGAAGGTTTATCGCAATGTATTATTGTTGTCTTTTGTTTGTCTGATGTCATTTCCTTAACTAAGTCAAGCAATTCTTTTTTACTTAGTTTTCTGTAATCTGCAATATCTTCAATAACAGTTGTCTTCGTTCTATCGTCTGTGAAGTAATGTGCTGCTCCTTCTTTCCAACCATAAAGGCAAGGCTCGTGTTTCCAGTGATAATCTTGTCTACCCATTACCAATGCGTTCTTAACCCATATTAAGCATTGCTTTAATAATAATCCTGAGTCCTTAAATGCTTGTCTAAAATTTGCTCCTTCGCTATCTGCGTGCCATACATACCAAGCACCACCTGGTTTTGTATAACTTCCTAATGCAGTATAGAAATCATATAAAAATTGATAAAAGGAGTCATTTGTCATTTGGTCATTCATAATCTTTAAACCTGTACCGCCTTCATAGTTTACATTGTAAGGTGGGTCAGTCATAACCATATCGCATAATTGTTTATCAAACAATCTTTGCCAAGTATCTGTTTCTGTTGAACTTCCACATAGTAATTTATGTTGTCCGATTTCGAATAAATCTCCTGGAACTATATCTGTTTCAATTCCACCTTCTGGGACATCAAAGTCATCCTCTTCAACTTCTGGTATTGTTTCCTCGTTAACAAATCCTGGAATATCTAAACCCCATTCTGTTAACTCATCTGCATCCCAATTGTTAGCTAGGTCATCCCAATCCCATTCGCCATAGCCTACATTGTCTTTAACTATAAACTCCTTTTGTTGCTGCTCGGTTAATTCACTTGCCTTAATGATTGGTATCTCTTTTAGTCCTGCTTCCTTACAAGCCTTTAATCTCATATTGCCACCTAGAACAACCATATCGTCATTAACAATAATAGGTCTAAGTTTTAGCATCTGTGGGAACTCGTTTATTGATTTTACGAGCTTTGCAAACTTATCGTCTTTAATTATTCTGGGGTTGTTCGGGTTTGCTTTAACTGTGTTGATTGGTACGTTTTGTATCATAGTATGCCGTTAATTATATCGTTTGCTTCGTCTATTGCGTCTTCCTGGTCTAAAAAAGTGTCTACGTCTGCTATGTGCTTATTGATTAAAGTTTCTGCCATTGCATAGGTGTAGTTACCTATGGTTGTCATATCGTCTCCATTCATACCTGTCTTACATACTGCAACGAAGTAAGCCTTATGTGTAAGGAGCAGCCATATAGCAGTTAGCTTTCTCATCTGCCTTGACCTTTATATGGTTTCGGTTTCGGGTTATGCTTGTTAAAAGACTTCTTAGCAAAGCCTCGCTTTCTTTTCCCGAATTGAATTTTATTCTTGTTCTCGCTACCTTTTGCCATTTGGTATGTTTTTTAAGTGTATCTCAAATATTTCCTCAGCAGTCCATCTGTTCTTAAAGTCATAGTCGTAATGGCAATCTCTACACATAGCACATAAATTAGTTATATGGTCTTGCAGTTGTTTTCTTTTACTGCCGAATTTAGACCTTGCTACTATGTGCGCTATATCTACCGCAACCTTGCCACACACTTCACAAAGAATGGTATCTGACAAATCAAACCCCATTCCTTGTAAATAATTTAATGTGTGTCTCTGCATAGTTTCCCCATTAAATTTTCCGTTGATTAATAATTAATTGATTAAAAAATTTAACTATGCAAATTATTTATTGTCTATTTCTTTTAACTTTCTACTCGCCCATTCAACACCTTCATCCCCGCCCCAAGCTAACCAAGCTAATCTGCCGCATCCATCTCCTAATTTCCTGTCGCTATGTTGTTTATGCCTTGCAAAAGATGCCATTCTCGCTATCGTATCTCTACTAATTGGCTCTCTGTTAGCTAACTGCCTTGCCCTTGCTTTGCCGGTTGCTTCAAGACAAGAACCCCATCCATTTTTCTCAGCCCATTCTATTGCTCTCTTTGCGTTGTTACTAGCTGATTCTGGGTAATCGGTATAGCTATCAGCGAACTTTCCACCTGCTAGGATAGCCTTCCAAACTTGCATAGCTTTCTCTTCGGTTTCGTACACGCAGCCACCTTGTCCGATTTTCCATTTTCCTGAACTGCATTGTGTTACTGGCATAGTTTACTATAAATATACTTTCTGTCTAAATTTATCTCGTCAAAGTTATACTTCTTTTTGCAGAACTCAAATAGTTTATCTCCGCTTTCCTTTCGCATCTGCTCATCATTAACTAAATCTTTAATATGCTTGTACCAATCCTTCTGACTTTTAACGTAATGCACCGGCATATCTAGGTACGGATTGACATAGCTAACAACGGCAGGGTTCTTTTTAGCAGCCGTTTCTAATACCTTTAAGTTAGACTTCATAGCGTTGAACTTGTTATCTACCAATGGTATAATTGAAATATCGCTATCTGTGTAAGCTCCCATATATTCTGTAACCTTTGCATAGTTATATATCGTAGGGTTAAGTTTTAGTCCGCAAGTAAACGCGTCTATCATTTTATCCCATATCGGCTTTTCGCCATCGTTGTACCCGGCTATCACAGTTCTTATATTCATACCTTGTAACCTTTTGAAAGGATGCCTAATTAAATCTAAGTCTCTTTCGTGTGTACCGCTGCCGGACCAGAATAACCTAACCTTGTCGCTTTCTAGTTTATCATCTCTAAACTGCTCATCTCCATAAGGTAAAGCGTTTGCTAATATGTGAACGTTTTTATTGTATTTAGTTATCTCTGCTGCTAGTCTTTCGTGTGTACAGGTACAAAGGTCTGCAACTTCTAAATAGTCAGTAATTTGTTTAGGTATGTTATTGAGCTTGTATCTTAAATACAACAAATGGCTTTCGCTAAGTTCCCAATAATCGTCATTATCTACTATTAACTTAAAGCCGTACTTAGTACGCCAAGCATCCATTTTCTTTGCATCTATTTCGTTTAGCATTCTATTCATTAACACAATATCCCATCCCTGCTCTAGTAGTTCGTCATTTAGTACATCTGTAATAAGTGCATATTCTTTTTGCAAGTGTACTATTGGCATCATTATTCTATGTAATCCAACTCCGCTATTTGCAGATGTTATGCAAAGTATTCTCATTTTGTTTTTTTAGGTTGCTGCTCATACCAAGTGTAAAGCCTTTTAATCATATCGAAAATGCAATTACCGCACCAAACTGTTAATATAAAATCTGCACTCATATATTTGCGATAAATATGTTCGTACATTTTTAATATGTCTAAATCTATATTACGCACATATCCATTCTGGACCGTATGCCAATTACCAATGTGTTCATCTAAAAATTTGCGGTGTTCTATTTCCATAAGTTCCACATTAGTTTTGAAAGTAAAGGAGCTGCAACTCCCGGTATAAATACAAACGCAATAACATCGGTACATATTGCAGGTAATAAATATAAAGCCAATCCTGTCCAAGCTGCTAAACAACTCGTGCAACTAAAAGGCTTAAAATCTAATTTCCATTTTCTATGAAATTGGTGTATTTCTACAAAGAAAATTGCAAAGCATATCGCTGATATAATTATCATTTGCGTAGTTGTTTTTTAAGTTCTCGTTTAGTTAGTTTTAGTTCCCTATGGATTGACATATACGGAATACCTGTAACCCTGCTTAATTCTTTAGCATTGCAGTTGTGCTTAATAGCATACACTCTTAAAAGTTCCGCTTTGTACCAATGCATCTTTGATAGTTCGTCTTCTACTTTATTAAGCAATTCTTCGTCCCTATCGTGAACAATCAATTCTACTTCTAAAGGCTTTCTATATGTTCTGTAAAATTGACTTGTATTACTTTGCATCATATTAATCATTGTTCTAACTAAATAGAACTTTAATACGTTGCGTGTACGCATATCAATTAAACGTTCCTCATCCATTTCACATAGCACCTTAAATAGTTCGCTTCTTAAATCGTCTCGTAAATCTTCAGGCTGCATCTTGTCTATTGCTTCCTTTAGTTCTCGGCTTTCCCAAAGTTCTAATATGATGCTATTCTTGTTCATATTCTTTTAAGGTTAGTTTGCCGTTCTCTTCGGTTGCTATGTAACAAAAGCAATTTGCCGTTTTTGCTAAGTTTAAGAATGCTATTTGGTAACTGCTAAGTTTATCTCCTATTGCTTTTGTTTCACAATAAACCGCTACACCGCTTTGAGTATGAAAGCCTACAACATCTGGAACGCCTTTAAGTCCTATGAACGTGCGACCTCTGACCGCAAGATTGTTATTGCGCCATACAAAACACCCGTTTTTATTTAGGGTCTTTATAGCTTCTTTGGTTAATTCGTTTGCGGTCATAAAGCAAAAATATACTAAAGTTCTTGATATTGACAAATACTTTTAAATATTTGATAAGCTACTTGTGGAACTATTGCGTTTCCGTAAGCTTTTATAGATTGGTTTCTCCATTTAGAAAAGGTTTTAGAGTCCAATCTTTTGGAAATCCCATCATCTCTTCTAAGTATTGGGGGTTCAGAAGGGAATGCGGAGAAATCCCTTTTCTCAAAAGATAACCCACAACGTGAAGCCTTTTCATTTGACTTGGTGGGAATGTACTGTTTGTGAACTCTTGCAGTGTTGGAGTGGGCAACAAACCAAGTTCGCTCTCTTTTGTGTGGTGCGTTTTGGCTACAAGCTGGAAGTATGTACGCTTGTACTTCGTACCCTTCAGCTTCCAAATCAGTTTGCACCTCTTCGAATACCAATCCCCCCCCCCAATTAACAATGCCGAGAACGTTTTCGCCCACGACCCATTGCGGTTGAATTTCTCGTATTGCTCTAAGCATTTCTGGGAAGAGATGTCTTTCGTCATTTTTACCAAGCTGCTTTCCTGCGGTTGAATATGGTTGGCAAGGGAAACCTCCTGTGAGTACATCGATTTGTCCTCTGTGAATAGAGAAGTCTGTTTTAGTAATGTCATTGTAAGATATTGAATTTGGGAAGTGATGTTTTAATACTTTTTGTCCAAAGGTGTTCCATTCGCAATGAAATACGTTTTCCCAACCGCACCATTCTGCTGCTAAATCAAAGCCACCTATTCCGCTAAATAAACTGCCGTGTCTCATTTAAATGTTGTTTTGTTTTGTTTAATTTGTTCCTCAAAAAATAAAGCTACGGCTACGGCTCTTGCTTGGTTTTTAAGCCAACTATCAGTCCATTCGTCTCGATATTGCTTTGCACTTATGATGTCCATTTTATTAGCCTTATAGGTAATAATCTCCATTAGTTTCTTTTTAGCAAGTGCGCCATCTTCTTTTGTCCATACCTTAATGCCTGAACTATTAAGCTTAGTAAATACGCTTAGTGGGTTAAACAACCTGTCAAAAGTTCGGTTTTCTAAAAGCTTATATTCTTGGTAAGAGTAATCAATTATCTCTAAATCGGTAAGGTGAGGTATTGCTTCTACTCGTTCCTGTGGCATCATTTTTCTTACTTCGTTTGCTTTTTTCTTGTACCTATCCATTACCTGACTAAAGTATGCAGGACTAAAGTTTTGGTAGTGGTCTATAAAGTCATTGGCTACCATTTGCTTAAACGCTACTTTAACCTCGTTTATTGTAAATCCGCCATACTCGGTTCTTATCCAATCCTCTAAAATATCTAACTTAACTTTGTCAGGTATTACATTGATACCAACTAATTGCATTATATAAATAATGTTTTGGTTAAATATGATAGAGTTCAGATTGCGTATCCGTTCCCCCGAAAATGCGGTCA